TTGATTGTCTTTTTTTCTGAATGTCTATGTAACTAAAAAATATGAAAAGAATCTTTTTATCTTTTCCCCTAACGGTAGTCGCTAGACTTTAAGTGCCTTATTTTCTCTTTTTTTACTCATTTAAATAAAATTCTGATTTATCTTGTTGTGGATCAATTCATAATACGCCTTACTAGAAACCGCTGTGCTTATCTTAGCTTTATTATTTTACAAATCTTACACGATCAAACTGCAAAAACGACCATTTATTGTAATCTGTGTTTGATTTGTTTTATCAAATTTTTCATTTGACTAATTAGCTGCCTCTTCATTCTTCTCCTGCATAATGACCTCAATCTTCTCTTCAGCAAAAAAATGGCTAAAAACAAAAGTATCATGTATAATTAAATTAAAATTAAAATAATTAGAGAAGGTGAAGTTATGGATGAATTTCAAATGATAAAAAGCACTCTTGCATCTATAAAAAAATATGTATCAATGAGAAGTAGCTTTCCTAATGAAAGTGATAGAAACAACGTTATAAGGAATTTTAATATTCAGTTTATAGGAAAAGAACGTAAAAAAGTTATTTCTATAGAGATTGCTAATTATTTAAAATTAGAAAATAGGATATTTAACAAATATATTGAAGAAGTTGCCAATGAACTCCACATCAAATTAGAAGGACTCCATAAGGTAAATTCTGTTACTTCGGAAGCTGATGCGTATTATATTTATCTTTGACAATAAGCAATTGATATATTTTAAGTAAACATAACTTTGATGTTTATAAATTGATAGACAGCAACGGAAATAGTAAAAACAAGGATGTGAATTTCAACTCTTCCTAATTGTTCTTACTATTTTTCAACCGTTGCTGTCTATCGCATTTCATCATTCTTTCAATCCGAATTAATTAGGGTACTTTATCGGCATATCTAGTATTTAACCATCAATACCATGACTACTATCGTAAAATCCGTCTTTTATTTTTATTCCGTTCCCTCCCATTGACGATCATTATCTAATATAGAAATCCAAACTTACGAATAGCCTCACTCGCATTAACAACACGCCGATTTGCCATTTTATATTTCTTCTTCAGAAACTTTGTTGTGACTTCTCCCCTTAGTCTCATTTCTTTCTCATAATAAATAAATAGTGATAAAATAAATATATTGGGAAAGAGAAAAAATAAAGAGGATATAACTTTGTTATTTATTAGTAAAATCTTATTCTGGGTTACTTGTGCATATAAAATTATTGTTCTAAGTTGTTTGAAAATATGGCGTAAAAAAGATTGTTTATTGGTCGTCTCATTCCTCCCATTTATCTATTTCATGATCAAGATTTGGGATGATTCAGATTCTGATCCCCTTTTTTTATCCAATTATTTAGTTGGGTTAGTGTTTTCGATAGTATTTTTTATTTGTATATTAATTTATCTGAATACAAAAAATTAACTTTTCCAGCTCTTGTAGCTGGCTTCTTTTGTTTCTAGCCTAATTATTTTTCTAAAAAGTTATTTGAATAAATACTCTTTTTGAGAGATCTTAGCCAAACCATTTTTTAAATAGCTAGGGATTCTGCGCTAACTTAAACGGCATAACTCAGTTTATACATGGATTCTTTTGATTAATCCAAAGTTGTTTCCAACTCATCCACTGATTCCAAGGTATCCAAGGCATTATTAGATGTACACCTATTCTCATGTGACAAATAAGATAAAAACTGAAACGATAGATATCATGGAGAATTTAAGAAAAAATTCTTGAATTTTACCAAAAAAAGCCACCGGTAACAATCCGGTGGCAAACCCAAAAGAAATCCAGGCTCGAGTTGGTAATTCTAGATTAGTTACTACTATGGATGCTTACGCACATGTAACCAAAAAAATGAAAAATGAAGCTGTTGATATTTTCGCCCAACGTCTGAAAAGATCTTTGATTTAAAATGCAAAAAATTCGCCCAAGTAAAAACTTGGGCGAACATAGGGCGAATATTTTTGAATTTCACAAATTTTGGAAGCTAAGAAACTCCTAAATTCCTTGCTACTTCTTACTTTCTTCCTCATCCATTTTCAGAACGGCCATGAAGGCTTCTTTTCGCAATAATCTAACTGTACTATTCTCTATTAATCTAAGATAGTCTCTAAGCTTCTAGTATTAAAGGTTATAAAGGAACTAAATAATCTCTTCTATCTTTAGGTCATTTCAAAACACCTGAGAAAACCTCAGTCATCGGTGGCAAAATGGTGGCAATATTTTTTTGCTGCATTATTAAAAATAGTAACAAAAACTTTATCACGATCTTTCCATTTCCATCATTATCTTACCAATTTCATTTTCAATTCTATCTAGAACTCTTTGTATTTCAGATCTAACATTGTAAATATCTTCAATATACTGTTGCGCTGTATAATTATCTGGTATTTTATTATCACTAGGACTAGGATCTTTAATTTCTAACAACCCTAATATTTGGTCGGGATACATATCAATTACCTTAAATTTCAAAGAAGATGCGTATAACCAAGATATTTTAATAGAAGGAAAGACACAATTATGGTTTAAATTTGATCCTTCGAATAGATTTATCAAAGATTTTTATAAAGTATGGGATTCAGAAGTTTTCTTTTTAGCAATCGAAGAAAGCTTATTAATCAATCTCTACTATTCTAATAAGAACTACTTTAAAATTCCGGCAGCAAAAACCAGAATGAACCTAGATGCCTATTTTTTATTTGATGTAGTGACAAATGTTCCAGATGTTAGAGCAAAACATAAACGATTTGACTATGTAAAGTATACTTTTGTTGATCCTGAAAAATATAAAGATTAAAGTAGGCTACCTAAAAAGGTAGCCCGGAACGGATTTTATCACCATACTTATAAAAGGAGATATTTTTAAGTTAGTATTAAGATTGTGTAATATGATGATATCTATATTTTATAGTATCAGTGCTATAAAATCAAAAATAAGTCACTAATTAACTATCACTCCAATTATAAGTCTTTTTCCCATTATTTTTTACAGTTATATGGTATGCTTTTTAATGGCTTCAAATATAAAAGAGTTTAAAGCGTAACACACTTATGGGGGAGTGGTTTTTGGGGAACGCTTTAAACTCTTCTTTATTATTATCTCACAATATAACCCAAATGTCTTTCCATTTAAAAACCAAAGTAAAACTTTTCAAATATACAGAAGTATAACTATGTGAAACATCCTTTCATTAATCCATAAAAGGATACATAAAAAAGCCACTCATTTGAGTGGCAATGAAGAAAAGCTTTAGCTTGTATAATACTCTTCAAAAAAATTCTAACACATAACGATTCAAATGGCTACATTAAGGTACCCTTTAGGACTCGAACCTACGACCGGACGGTTATGAGCCGTCTGCTCTGACCAACTGAGCTAAGGGTACGAGAAGCCACCACAACTCCTGCAAACAAAAAGAATGGACCTGAGAAAAGATAAATTATTTTTTTCATTCTTTACGTTGCGGTGGCATCTTTATTATTACATATTTAATAGCAAAAAACTAGGTTGTACTTATTCTTTGTAGAATATATTATTTTATGCTATTATTTCTAAGTCATAAAAAGAAAAAGCTTCAGATACTTATCTTTTGGGGAAAGACTCTAGGGTTAGGAGGTATCTGAAGCTTTTTTTCTATGTTTATTATCTCACATAGTTATTTTTTAGTCTATTATTTGCTTAAATTTTTCAGAAGAACGAAAAAAAGGCCTCGCTCAGAATTGAGCGAGACTTCCTAATTTTTACATAAGCAATATTAATTTTTATCTAGAGCATACTGCAGAAGCATCAACCTAATACAGCTTCCCATCAACATAATCGAAGAAATTAATGAAAAAAAGAATGCATAACCATTAAAGAAAGTCATAACAATAGAGAGTATCAAGTTATAATCAAATGGAAGCAAAATAATCAAATAAGTAAAAATATGAATTATAACAGAAGCGCCTAGTACAGATCCTATAAAATAGAATCTGAATACTATTCCCAATAATTCAATAAAATTACCAGAATCATTAATAACGCCTATCATCTTTTTCCCGATTGAACCAACTATAAGAGCAAGACCTCCTATAATAAAACCTAATAACCCCACTATAGAACCAACAGCCAACGTTAACAATGATATTAATTGTTCATTAGTTTCAATAGTAGGACTTAAATAAATTAACATACTTACAAATAATGTTAATACCGATGATAAAATTATACTTATTACCGCTTCTTTAGACCTATAAAGATCCTTATACGTTTCTGTACTCAAAAGGTAATCAATATATCTATTTTGACTATAAAAATCTTCTATGTTCTTCTTATTATTTCGTCTCCCCATTTCTATTTTTCTCCCTTATCTTCGCTTTATAAGCTAGTAATTCAACTACACCGGCTCTCCCTTTTTCAGCGATGACTAATTTGTTTTTATTTTGTTCATTAGGAATTATTTTTGTATAGGGCGCGTCTTTTTCGGTTAAAAATTCGATTTCTTCACCATGACTATCTTTCCCATAAAATTTTCCTTCAGCATAACCTAAGGCTATACCATCTGCTGCATCTTTTATAAGTTCGCTATCCTTGTTAAGTCCAACTTTACTTCTATTGCTATATTCCTGTTTTATTGTTGTAGCTCCTCCAGTGGCAACTTTTTCAGCAGACAAACTAAATAATTTAGAAAATTGATCCTTATCACCGTTAGGTGGTACTAATTTTAAAGATACTCTTCTAAGTACATCAAACTTTTTAAGTTCTTTGTTCAATTCGTTAATATCTGTTTCCAGAATAAATTTCACACCAACACCAGTTGATTTTTTTATTAATTCCTCAAATGTTTCTAATACTTTTTTCTTAGTAAGGATTGGATTTACAGTATATGATAAAATTTCATTAAAAACATCAAAGTAGAACGTTATATATTCAATTTTATTTTTATCTTCTATATCAATTGCGGTATCTTTGTCGGGATCATATGTAGAATGCACTCCTTTTTTTATATAACCAAGTCTCCCGTAGATTACTGAGTTATCCTCAAACTTATCTACATCAAAGAATTTATATCTCCCACCCAAAGCATCATAAATAATAGTTTTAGCATTGAAATCTACATAGATTTTTGTCAATAGTTTATTAATATCAACCTTTTTATTATAAACATCATAGATATCTTCATTGATATTCATTTTTCCAAAAAATAATTTACTCATATATTTTCCTCTTTTCGTTATATTTGCCACTTTAATTAAATCAAAAGAAAGCCTTAAAAACAAGGGTCCTAAGGCTTCCATCGGCAAATATAATCTTTGAGGATTATGGAGTTACTTTAACACATAGGGAACGTAAGTTCAAGTTAAACGTTTATGATATTAAAACAACACTTTTTGATTTATATGACAATAAATTTGTAACAAAAATGTTATATATGATTCCAAGTACCGCCCCTCATCGAGGGGCTATTTTTTATCGTTTCGGAATATTTAAATACCAACGTTTGTCATGGAAATCTTGCGCACCGCCTTTAGTGTTTCCCTCTGGATCATTCGTTGCCCGCATCATTACATAGACTTTCTTGTTAGGAAAATTACGCATATTGAAAGAAACATGATAACCAACGTTTCCATAAGTGCCATAGGTTTGGTTTACATCTGGTCTATAAATTCCATCAGCTCTTACTCGAGCTAATTCTTTCCCAGTGTTGTAATCCATAATGAAGATATACTCGTATTTATAGTTAGCGATGTGCCAACCAGCCACATGCAAGTTTGCGTTTTCGATTTCTCCGAACTGATCAATGTGGGCGTAATTTGTTCCATCTGTAAGTGTAGGATTTGCAGCACCTGCTCGAGTTGGATCAATTACTGGTTTATCCTCCGAAGTAGTTGGATTATCATCCGTAAAACCATGAGCCAAATCATAGGCTAGTTTTTCTTTACTTACACCCATTTCAGAAAGATAACCGTAAGGATCTGTATGATCGCCCCAAATATTTTGTGTTACCCATAAATGCGATTTGATTCCTGGTTGGTTATAAGGAGTGTCTAATGTTAATGGAATACCATATTTCATTGCTGAATCTCTAGCCAATTCAACGTATGCCTTGTAGTTTTTCTCAAACGTTGCTTTATCATGTGTGTGTTGTAACTCAATCTGCACAGGACTGTTGGCATTAGCATACGAACCAGCACCATACTGTACATAACCAGGTTGTCCAACTTGGTAAACAATTCCACCGTCTCCCACAATATAAGCAGTATAAGCGCTAGTCCATGAACGTTGCATATATTGCGCTTCATTGCGTCCTGTTGCTGTTTCGTTAGCCGTTTCATGCAGTAAAATATACTGATTATTTGCTACTTGAGAACTACCTTCATTTACACCTAAATTAAATTCATTGTTAATCGTATAGGCGAACCCATTAATTGGCAATAAAAAAAGAGCCATTAGTAGGCTCAATGATAAAATGATTTTCTTCTTCATTTTTTTCCTCCTATTTTTTTAAGTTATAAGCCGACACACCAGTGATAACACCTAAAAACGTCGCTACTGCATTGATAGTCAGAACTGTCATATCTGTTCCATTCCATCCATATGCTTTGCCTAGTGTTGCAACTAACACAGATGCAGCTGGCAATATTGTTAAAACTGTCCATTTAATAACTTGATAATACTTATCAGGTAAGATCATCTTTATTCATCTTCTTTCTATTTTTATCGAGATGTTTCCCTAAATAAAGTTTTAATTTGTTGTGTGTGTTCTACCAATTTTTCTGCATGTGTATCTAATCTTTCATCGTGTTTCTTTAGTTCTTCATGAATCATCAATCGATCTGATTTGCTCGATTCTAAATCTTTTGTTAATAGTTCCAAGTTGTAACTCACTTGTGATAGTGTTTTCGTAATTTTTGTAAATGATGCAACAATCGGTCTAATTACTAATAAAATCAAAGAAACGATAGCGGTTATTGATCCTGCTATCGCTCCCCATTCCCCTAAATTAATCATGTGACAACTCCTTGAATCAAAATAAAAAGCACATCAATTAAGATGCGCTCTCTTCTTTGCTAATGATTTTATCTGCTTCTTCGTCTGTAATGCATAGTGGAACGAATAGTCGAACTTGATCGTCAGTAAAACAGCCCCAATCATACATCATTTTCACATCGCTAAAACTAAACATACTACTCACCTCCCTTTGAAGCTGGATTTAGTTGCTCTTTAATTTCTGAAATGTCTTTGCTATTTTGTAACGAAGCAAGCATCATTTTTGAATTGATTTGTGCTAAACTATCCGCTTTTTCTTTCAATGCAGTATTTTCCTGTTTAATTGCTACATTGTTTAGCATGAGTTTGGCGTTGAGCTGTTTTAAATCGCCGTTCTCATTTTCTAACGACTCATACATCGCTTTGAGATTGTTTAAATCGTTGTGATCTAGTACATTCACTAAAACAATCCATTGGTTCAGTTTAGGATCAAACATCTGATCAGCAATCGTTAGCGGTTCGCCATCAGCACGGAATCCTTCAAGCGGCGGCTGATCCGTGTAAGGAACGGATACAAGCATGTCGTCCAATACTTTTCCTGCGTACTCTCCGCCAGTACGTCCATATTTCCAAATATCTTTCATTTATTTCACTCCTAGTCTATATAGTATTGAATTGGCGCTAAAAACAAGTTGACTGTTCCCCTAAATGAAGGTAGACCGCAAACGCCGTTCGGTCGGATATAAGCCATCCCGCCGTTGTCTAAAGTATTACTACTTTGTGGTGGTAACAAGAATTGATACTCATAATTATCAGTTGGATTACTTGGTCTAAATCCTTCTGGAATCGTACAAAAATCTTGTGTGCTTAGCGTGCTACCTTTTAATGATCCACGGAACATTACTAGTTTTCCAATTCTCCTAATTTGTCCCTGTTTGTTCCATGAGTGACCATTGATTGCTGTTAGATTTACCCATCCAGTATCTTCTGGAACTGTTGCAACTTCTTTACCTGCAATCTGTAACCCATCCTCAAAGTTTTTTAAACCTTCAACTGACTGTGGTTCGGTCAAACTAACCGTATTATTCAAGCCTTTTTCAGTATATTCAGGTGTGACATCCCAACTGTAATCATTCGGATTGTTACTGTCTTTCAAGCCTTCACCGAAGTATTTAAACTGACTAATATTCGGGGTTCGTGTGTCGCCCTTTTCAATCTTGAGACAGTCAATTTGGCATGCGCCAACACTTGCATTTGGCGTTTGAATTATTTGAAGTATTTTAGGGTCAGTACTTACTTCATTTGGTGTAAAAGTTAATGACCACACATCTGTTAGACCTTCCACGGGTGACAAGTTACCATACCCCGAAATACCTGGGTTGAAAACTCTAAAGAGTTGAGTTGATGGTTTTGTTCCTTTTAAGGTAATGGTATAACTTTCTCCTATAACAAAAGGTTCTTTCATAGTACCTTGATATAATACTGAACCGCTAGACTTAATGGGAAATGTTTTTGTAGGGTCAGCAATATTCTCACCCAACGGCGCTTTACTCAAATAATATGGAGCGTCAATTAGATTAGGCTGATATGGTGTGGCTGTTGAACCTTCTTCAAGTTTAATGTCATAACCAATCTTAAGTTTACCTTTTTGTTGTGACGGAAAATACAGCTGTAAAAATGGTGCTGTGTCACCGTCCTTCTGATCACTAGGTACTGTGAATGTTTTAGTGTATACTTTCCAAGCATTTCTACTGCCTTCATCTGGTGTAACATTTACTAACCTATCATATGTTGCTGTAGGTTTACCAGCCCATACAGTATAATAGAAAGCTGAGTTCCCTAAACTAAAATTATCATCAATCATCATACCAACACTTATAGTATATGTTTTTCCTTTTGTTAATCGTGTTAACAAAGGTATAAAAACATTTTTAGCTTTATCTAAATTATCAGGGTCTGAGCCATCTAATTCAAAGTATTGTCCATAATCTTTTACGTATTTAGATGGTGTACCTATTGATGATTGGCTAGCACTTAATTTTGAAAAATCAATAGTAGGTAGTAAATTCGGATTCCCACTATAATCATAGTCCCCGAAGTCGATGCTGTTACTGTACATCTTTTTCAGCTTGCCGAGGTCGCCGATTTGCTGATTGGTTTGATCAATACGATTATTTGCCTTATCAATATTAGTATTGAGAGTTGCGACATCTTGATTGGCTTTCGTGATTTTGTCGTTTGTGTCTTTTAATTTCGCATCAATCTGCGTTTCAGATTCCGCAATTTTCTTTTCAATATCTTGCTTCCCATCAGCTAAAATTTTCTCAATTTTATCAATGGTCTGACTGAAACCATTGAAATAATAATCTTCTAGTTCTGGTGTACTATCATCAATTGGACTGCGTTTGATATAAAAAGTAAAACGACCAGCTGTATCTAACGAGCGGTCGTTTGGGAAATCAATATATACGCTACCTTCTACGGTGCCTACGTATCCCAGTATATTATCCTCTAACACAATAGAAACAATCCCATTCACAGGATCTTCAATTGTCGCTAGATAGTCATGTTTACCATAACCACCTTCTGCCGTTGCAGATTTGAACATCAAGCGAATCGGAACAGTTGTCCCTTCGGGTAAGCTTTGAGGGATGCCGTTTTTCCGAACTAACTTCATTCGAAGCTTAGCTGTTCCTCGATCATGCGACCAAAAAACAACATTCGTCCTATTTGGACTAGTGGCTTCTGCTTGAATCACAATGATCGATTCATTTGTTTTATAGACCATTAACTTAACACCTGCCCTTTGGAAATAATCAAGCCGTTTCCACCAATACTCGTGGCAGTCGTAGCAAATGTTGACGGAACAGTTCCTCTTACAATCGCATCATCACAACGAATGCCTATATTATTCCCTGATCCTTCTAAACCAGCTAATGCTTCAGCCATACGACGAACACATAAGGCGGTGTCTTGATTAATAACAGTAGTATATCCATACATCCGAAGTTTTGATACACCGCCAACATATATAGCGTTATAATTCATTGATTTAGTGTTTTCAGCAAACTTACATTTATTCAATCCCATATATCCGCTTTGTTCATTCATAATTCCATATCGTTTACCATCAGGAGACAACGGCGCGTTTGCAGTATCAACTATTTGAATTCCAACAATATCTGTGTGTCCAGAACAAGCAGTGACAGCTATACTTCTTACCTTAACTGGTAAGTCCGAGGTTAACGGGTCAATACTACTTATGTCATTAATCGGTCGTATGGTTAAAGATTGATAAGATAAACCTTTAATCACTATATCTTCTAAGAATGTTCCATCCTCTGCGAAAATCGTAATTGGAGCCATGGTAATCAATGGAATTGTATTAATTGCTGCTTGTATACTTGCAAATGGGCTTTCTTCCGTACCATCGCCCGTCTGGTCGCTTCCATCCTTTGAAACGTAAATATTGATAGGTTCGTTATACCCTCCAATGATTTGCTGGACTGCTTTGTTTAATTGCTCTACTTGTGCTTTCTGACTAGCGGCATTTGTAATTAATTCACTAATTTGTTCATCTGTCATGGTTTCGTGTTCTACCAATCTGCCGTGTAAAGTAGGAAAGGTTTCTCCCTTATTATTTACACGTGCATCCACTACTTCGTTAGGAGAATCACCGCCTGAATGAAGCACGAGATTATCAATACGACTGTTCGTTGATTTGTCTTGATCAGATAATTTCTTTTCAAGACTGTTCAGATAATCAACGTTTTTATTGAATGTTTCTTTCCATTTTAAAGCGATATTATTTGATATTAGTTTAACAAGCCCCATCTACATCAGTCCTTTCTTAGCAAGATTTGCCAGTATTGAAGTGATTGTTTTCTTGGTATTTGATAATACAATCTCTGGCGCTTTATTAGGGATAGCTGGATAATCAGTAATTCCCACAACTTGAATGTAGGTACTTATATTCAAAGGTTCATAAACAAAAAGGACCTTATCCCCTTTGTTAAGAGATACGGCCCATTTTAGCGTTACGGATCCTGAAACATCTGGATAGTCGTGTAACTGTTGTTTTAGATATTCAATCATATTATTTTGAATAGTGTAACGTTCGTCTTCTATAGGGTTTTGTATTCTGATTCCCCATTTCTGTGACTCGGGACTGGTATAAGTAACTGGATTAAAATAATATGAGTCGTCTTCTTTTTTCTTACCAAATCCTTTAATTTGTGTTTTCAAAGCATAAGTATCAATATCAAACGACACTTCATCTGTATTATATTTATATCGGATTTGTTGCTCAGTTATATTTCCATAATCTGAAATGGGGTAAAATACTAAATGCTTATTGTTTGGTATCACAACTGCACCGTAATCTTCCAAAATTTCATTAATAAGATTTAAATAATTATCATTTCCAAAATTCTCCTGCTCCTTTTTTAAAAATACATTATTGGGATCTACAACTTCCCAACTAAATCCTCGGTTTCCAGCTTTAAAAATATGAGTCAGAAGATCATTGATTGATTTTGTTCCAGATATGGTGTCATATTGCCATCCATCTTGAATAGTGTAATAGACATGAGTTGCTACTACATCTTTATAGATTTGGCTACCAGAAGCATATGGTCTCATCTGCTTGATTGAATACTGCTGACCATCAAAAACAACATAGTTTTCATAGTCAATTAAATCAAAGGTTATTTGATTCCTTTTTGTTTCTGGTACAGTCACAGATAACTCCCACGTTTCATTTTGTTGCCACGAGACAGAAAAAGAATCCTTATCGTAGTCAATAAGGATTTCCTCTTTCGTTTCTTCATAATTACGTATTAATATGTTTTTCAAAGTATCACCTACTTATACAAGAAACGGAAATCCCAAGAAGATTTCACTCTAGTAATATTTTGAATTTCGATTTCATTGCCCCCTTCAGCTAAAGTGATTAGTCCATGGTTTGTATCAATACCACAACTTACACCATTCAATTTTGGGTATACACCATCCAAAACTAACGTCTGCCCTAAATTAGTTGAGAGAGAAGGATAATAAATGAAACGATCGCCTGTGGTCTTATTGAAAATAGTCACATTTCCTTCTGATTCTCCTTCGAGGGTAATACGTAAATCTGACTCTCTCGGATCAATTTCAAAACTGCCAGCATTAAAAATCTTAAAGAAACTAGTATTGTGTGTATAACTAAAGTCTTCAGAAACTAGGCCTTGAGAAAACTGCCAATCCTCATCCAAACTGAAATCAGATAAAGTCGTTGCCATCGATTCAGAATATCCTTTATAGGCAGAAAATGATATAACGCAATTTCCTTTAAAATATGCCTTTTTGGTTACAGTCATACTCTCAACGATCACTGGGTATCTTTTACCAGGTTCTTTCGTATAGATAAAGTAGTATTCAGCTTCTTTATTAAATAGTTCTCTCAATTCTGTTTCAGTCAAAATAAGATCATTTAGATTGTCTGCAAAATAATCAAATTCAAAAGTAATAGGAAAAGAATCAAATGAGTGTGTCAGCAGCTTTTTTCCTACTGAACCTGCATAAGAAGAAAATTCATTTTTAGGTACTGGCATCCCAATTTTTATATCAATAATTTTTATTCGGTAATTTGCTAGTAAGTCAAATTTACCTGTACTAAATTGGAGAAATACTGATGTTTTATCATCCATTGAAATTCTTTCCTCTCGTATATAGTTTTCTTGCTAATGATGAACCACTATATTCATCTACACTTTTGCTGACTTTCTTACCGTCTAGATGACTAATTACCTCAACTGGACGATTATTCAAAGCTTGAGACAGCTTCTGAAGTGAACTTTCTGAAATTTCGCTTGTTAAAAATCCACTCGAATTGCTTGATACATTATTTGCTGAAGCGGGTCTAAATTGTTCCCTCGAGCGGATTGCTTTTATAATCAAGTCATCTGCAGAAGATTTAGCAGGATTTATCATAAATTCTTTTGGATAAGCAGGGTCTTCCCCAATCCATGCTAATTCAGGACCATTTATTTCTCCACCATCAGCATAACCATGCCCCATTCCGATATTTGCAAAGAAGCCAGCACCTGTTCCATATTGAGCCATGATATATCTTAAACCGGCTAAGATACTATCATATCCATTAAAAATATTGCCATGACCTGGCATCTTATAAGCATTGAAAGTAGCACTAATTGTTTGCATCAATCCTTTTGCTAAGTCTCCAGTAATGGTATTAATATCTGTATAACCACCTTGAACAGCTTTCTCATTTCCGCCTGATTCTGTTTGGATCTGACTAATGATTCTGTCTATATGCCCTTTATCTGTTGGAAATCCGACCATTTTTGCAGCCTCAATTACTTGGCTTCGCCATCTTTCAGCACCTGAACCAGCAGGAGAACTACCGCCTCCTGCTTTGAAAATATCTCCTGATCCTAGTTTACCAGTGATATGCAAATGGTCGTAATGATCATTATCTGGCCATGGCTCCCATGCACCAGTTGCTGGTTGACCTGATTGGCCAGTTCTATCACGCACTTTTCCCTGCGTGATAACATATCCAACTTTATCGGCAAAATTCTCAAATACCCAGTTTGCAGGATCAAAATATTTGCTTGAACCATTCATACTTGATGGATAAGCAATATCAATCGCTTGATGCTTCCCATGCCAATATGGATCTCCTGGTCGGTAACCTGAAGTAATCCCGCTCATACCGAATTTCCTAACGGCTTGGTTTGCAATATCTACTAAATATTTATAGACATTATCTGCCATTGCACCATCGAAACTGCCGCCTCCATTTTCTTCATTAAACTTATCAAAGAAGTTTTGTGCGTATTCGATAATCTTATCTTTTATATTAGAGATACCACCTGCAGCAACTTTATATTCAGCTGAATCACCAAGGTTATCTAAAAAGTCAGAGACACCGAGTTTATCAGCAATCGTATCATAAGCTTTGCCGGCACCATCTGAAACGAAAGACCATACATCTTTAGCTTTATCTTTAACCCAATCAAACATATTCGTGATAGTACCCCAGACACCGTCTTTGTGTGCGGGTAGCCCCTTTGTCATTGCCAAGAATTCTTTAGACATATGATGGGGTAAAATTGAAGTACCAGCTTGCAGAGGACGAATTTCTGGACCGCTAACACCCACAGGGAAAATACCTTTAGATGGATGATGAGCAAGCTCGAATCCTTCTTCCCCAACCAGAGCAATTTCGTCTTCTGCTAATCCACTGGTACCTTTTGCATGTGCACCGAATTTGTATTCAATAAGATCGTTTCCCCAGTCTTTATTCAGTGCATGTATCAAATGGCCAATACCGTGTGCGACACCTTCAACAATAGAACCCATGTTTGTTTTCATTTCATCCCAAGAACCTACAACTTCACCCGTTTCACCATCAACAGCACCTTTATGCTCTCCAGCTTGTTTCGTTGCTTGTTCAACTACTTGGGTATGAGTCTCATTAGCTTTTTTGATAGATTCATCACGTTTTTTTGTAGCAGCACTTATAGTATCGTCGCGTTCTTTCTTTGCTTGTTTAACAACCTCATCATATTGTTTTTTGGACATAGTTCCATTTTCATAACGCTCTTTGTCTGCTTTTTCAACAGTTTCTTTGTACTTTTTATCAGCTGCACTTATTGAATCATTTGCTGTTTTTTTGGCATCTTTAATGATCGTGTCACGTTGTTCTTTAGAATTTAAGATAGCAGTTTTCATTTCTTCATGAGAGAGTTTGCCCTTATGATCTTTCAAATCCTGCAAAATATCTAGCTGTTTTCCCGAAGCTATTTTCGTTTCTTTGCTAATTTGCTCGTTCAGCTTAGACTGCGCTTTACTCATGTTTTTAGCATATTTTTCCTGCTCTTCTTCTAACTCTTTGTTCAATTCTTTTTTATATTCTTTACTATCTTTTCCATATTTTTTTGCGATATCTTGGAGTTTTTTGGTACCACCTTTTTCGATTTTTTCCACATTGGCATAATGTTCACCAGAATAAACTTGCATAGCCTTGAGAGCTTTTTTATGGTTCTGTTTTTGACTATCATCATTTTTCTTTTGTTTAGCTAGGGCTTTGTCAGCTTCTTTTTGGGTCATTAATCCATTTTTAACGAAATAATCATAATCACTTTTAGATGATTTTTCTTTCTTTTTATAATATTTTTGTATAGAGTCTGACATATCTTTGAATATTTCAGTCGTTTGGGCTTTCTGTTTTTTTAATTCTTTATCGCCTTTTGGTGTTTTGACAGCTATTTTATTAAGTTTTTCCATCTCTTTGGTGTAAGTTTTTGAAAGCTCTTTTGCATTTGATCCTACATTTTTACTAAATTTTTTAGTTATATCATGTCCTATATCTCCCAAAAGGTTCGTTAAATTAGGTGCATAGCTTTTAAATCCTTTGCCAATATCTTTCCCTAGATTTTTACCTAATTCAGTTCCGCCAAGTCCACCCAATCCTGCACCAATTGCAGTTCCAATTCCTGGTAAAATAGCAGTTCCAATAGCTGCTCCTGCCGCACTTCCGCCTAAAGAACCACCAAAAGCCCCTAGTTTTGAAGAAGCTGATCCTTTACCCAACAGTTCAGTTGCACTGGCAAGTACCCCAGCAAAAGGTAGCACTTTGCTTACTCCTTTACTTAGTTTTGCTAACCCACCTAGTTTAGAAACAGACTCTAGTGCATCATCAGCAATAGTAGCGACTCCTTTACCACCTTTTGGTAAGATTGTTTCAGCAATTTCAGCACCCATATTTCCTATATTTTTTGTACTTGCTTTTTTCCCAAAAGAAAGGCCACCACCCCCTAAAAAATCAGTAATTGTTTCAATAGCAGTCATTTCCTTTAAAGTTTTTTTTGCTTCTTTTAACATTTTAATGAATTCATAGCCTTTTTTAACAGCAAACATTATAACCAGTGCTTCGCCAAAGAGCTTTATTTCATCTTTATGTTTGGCTATTTTCCCAATTATTTCGTTAATTAATTCAAGGGGGTCTTTAACACTTTGGGCATTTTCATCAATCAAACCAAGCATTTCCCCGACATTGAGAAGTAGATCTTTGCCTTCTTCCCATACACCCGAAAATAAAGCCCCTACTATTTTTTTTACATTGTCAGAGATACTTGAAAGTGTATCCTCATGCTTTTGAAAGTATAAGAACACATCAGAAATATTTTGAAATACTCCTACTACAGCATCAGAAGCTTTATTGATCATCCCAGTCAAATTATCTTTCCCTAGATGATTAATAATATCCTGTATCCCAGAAACGACGTTTGCTTGCAAATTACCGATTGCACCTTCAAACGTTGAAGTAGACTTAGCAGCTTCGATTGCTCCATCATTAGTACCAAGTTCAGTAATTGCATCGTTAAATTCTTTGGCAGATATTTCGCCTTTTTCCATTGCTTCACGGAAGTTCCCAGTAAAAGCACCGTTTTTCTTCATTGCTTCTTGAAGTACGCCAGAAGCGCCCGGAATGGCATCAGCCAACTGATTCCAGTTTTCTGTTGTTAATTTTCCCGCTCCTGCCGTTTGTGTCATGACCATTGCTACAGATTTGAACGTTTCAGCATTACCACCGGCTTGAGCATTTAAGTTACCTGCTGCTTGAGTCAACTCGGTGTAGTTTTTAATGCCATTAGCCGCTAATTGAGCTGTCGTGTTAGAAACTGTGCTTAGATCATAGACGGTATCATCCGCATACTTTTGAACGATTTTAGTTGCTTCGCCAATTTCTTTTTCTCCGAATCCGCCCAATTTCATTGTTGATTTGAACTTATCAATTGAGTCAGAGGCTTCTACAGATTCACCAATAAGATCGCTAAAACTACCTGTGATTACTTGAATTGCACTTGAAGCAACTCCAGCAATTGCACCAATAGAAAGCTTGTCCTTTAAGCTCATATACTTCGATTCTGTTCGTTCAGCAGTTTCCCCAAGTTCTTTTGTTTCAGACTTTGCTTGAGTGGCATCAGCATTCAAAATAGTTTCTTTTTGTTTAGGTATTTCACTAATACCTTCTTTAGTTGCTTTGATCTTTAAGCTAGCGCCATCGTTATCTGCTTTGAGTTCAGTGATCTTGCTTTTCGGAATATCTTTCAAAAAAGCTTTTGTTTCTTTGACATCTTTTTCAGCATCTGAGTTATCAGCTTTGATAGTGAACTTAACTGGATTATCAAAAGTATTATCTACATCCTTTTTTGTAGACTTAGCAATTGTTTCTATCTTTGTCGTTTCATTTTTGAATGAATCATCCATCTTGGCTCCTGTGTTCATACCAAGCTTATTCAAGACCTCGTTAACGAATGAAACATCATTTTTAAAATTAGGCAAATTAGAAAGCATGACATCAATATTTATCGTCGCATCTGCAGACATTCTTTAATTACCTCCTTTCTATTTTTTTGCTTGAGCAGCTAGCATTTCAAATATACTTCCTAACTGATCGTCTAAATTATTTACTGTTTTTTCTGAATCAAGGGCGTAATATTCTTGTAATTCTAATAGATTGGTAAGCGCCTCGCCTTCTAGTCCATTAATACTTCTAGAACGAATAGATAAAATTCGTTGAAAATGAGTATTTTCGCTTAATCCAAATAAAAGAGTTTTGAACGTGATGAAGTGCATTCTTCCTTTTTCTTTTAATAAATCGATGCCGTAATCTGCTAAAAATGAAGAATAGATCGCTCCAGCATCTTGAGAATAAGAATAAAGTTTTTCCGGCACAGCATCTCCATACTCCTCATCATTATCGTTATTTCCATATGGGCTTTTTTGTATATAATTGCTTATTTCTTCGATCGCTGATTGCTTCTGTTCAAAAGTAAAATCACTAATTGAGGCTTTATCATCAAAGTAAAACAAATCGAAAGCTTTGATGATTTTTTCGAAGGACTTCAAATTTTTATCTTCCAGTAATTCATAGAATTTGATCACTATATCAAAAGAAAGGTCAAAGGAATATTCTGTTCCATTGATGATCAACGTGTTTTCTAAATCCTCCACTAAATCAAACATTTAGATCACTTCTTTTTGTGCTTGTTTTTGTAATGTCTGTCAGCAGTTTTTTTTCGTTCAACCATGATATTTCTAAACTCTTCTTGTAATAAGCTGATAATTGAAAAAAGTGCTTTGGTGCTAGAATTATAGTATTTATAAATCCGTTCGCCTTCTCCATCCCCTAAAACACGATCTAAAGTCTCAACAGATTTAACTCTCATATTTTCTGTTTCTTGCTGAACAAAATTCTTGTATTGATCTGAAGTTGTATCATCTACTTCTTCCAATTTGTTCATACGTGACTGCATTGTTTCCATTTGTACAGGGATGTCGATATTCAAATTAGTCAAAGCTTGATCAACCTCATCAGAAATAGTGATTTCATATACTTTGCCTGCAATTTTTACAGATTTAGTTAGTGATAATTTTGCATCTAAGTCAATTACATTATTGATAGCCATTATTTTTCCTCCAATATTAAAAGAGCAGGTAACCATAATAGCGGGTGACCTGCTCTAATCATTCTAATTTTATGATTCAGTAACTGTTAAAGTACATTTAGCACTCTTGTTACCATCTACTGTGTTAACTGTAATTTCCGTAGTTCCGGCTTTAACAGCCACAACCTTCCCTTTGGTATCAACCGTAGCTATGGTTGAATCACTAGATGACCATGTCACATTTTTATTTGTAGCATTTGCTGGTAAAATTGTTGCCACAAGAGTTTCTGTTGCCCCGACAACAAGCGATAACGTTGTTTTATTAAGCGTTACGCTTGTAGGGCTAATTACTCCCCCGCTGCTACCGATTTCGGCTTGCCGTTGAATGCCATTGTGAAGCTGAACGTTTGTTTAGCATTAGCTGCACCACCGAAAGGTACAATAGCAGTCAATGTAACAACAGCTTGAACCTTATTCCCTTTGGCATCAGTCCATTGTGCTAACGTGCGTAATTCATCTCCGATTGACAAGAATTTAGACGCTACATAATCTTGAGCTGGATCTCCAAATACACGGTGTCCCGCAACTTGGAACGTGATATTTTTACCAGTTACAGTGGAATCAGTGAATCCTTCTCCATCGTAGTAAGGGGATGCATCTGTAGTGTCCGCTGCAGCCGGAGTAATAGTTGTGATCCCTGCTGCTAATGGTGCGAATTTAGCCGATGCGATTTGATCTAAATCTGTACTTCCTGAAGTATCGATTTCCAATTTGTTTTTAAAGTTTAGTAAAAATTCTTTACTATTTTCTGCCATTTAAATTTCCTCCTAATTTTTGAATTGATGAATGGTGATTTTGATACCTAATAAATAAGTTGAGTTCCCTTGAGTGTCCTGTTCGCTTACAAAAGGAGTCTCACTTATTTCGATACCTAAAAAGACGAAGCTCTCATCTTCTGACTTCAGAGTTGAGAGTTCGTCCAAATGATTTGATATGAGCCAAAGAGTTTGATTGGCTTTTTCTTGGTCTTTCGTGTTAAATCCGACCTCATAGAGCATTTCACGCTCTTTCGTACCGTCAAAGTATTCTTCGACTGTTCGGCTACCTGGCATCGAATAAACACAAAGTGGAATGGCAACAGTTTTTTTGACAAATTTTATAAGGTGCAGAACTTCTTTCCGTATGCTATTCCGATTGTCCTTGACAATGAGCCTCCTCGGATGTGACGATCTTCGGCAGGAGCTAACAGTTAAAGTTAGACTGCCTCGCTAGCGTTAGCACATCCGAGCTCATTATCAAGGATTCGCTGCGCCAATCTCTGGTTACGGTAACCAACCGGTGTCTCGTAGCCAAGTGTACCGTGCAACCGAAGGTGGTTCCACCAATTGACATAGTCAAATAACTCCAAATCCAATTGTTGTAAGGTTTCAAATGTGTATTGATAGACAAATTCTACCTTCAACGACTTATAAGTTGATTCAGCTACGGCATTATCAAAAGGACAGCCTTTATGACTCAATGATCGATTGATGTCAAAAGTTGTTAATAATTCATCAATAGCTTGGTTATCAAACTCTTTTCCACGATCAGTATGAAAAATCTCAACCTCTGTCAGAGGTTGTTTGATACGGCTAAATGCTTTTTTTACTAGAACGGCATCTTTATGTTCTCCACAAGAATAGCCGAGAATTTCTCGATTGAACAGATCCAAAATGAAACAGACATAATTCCATTTTTTCCCGACTCGTACATAAGTCAAGTCTGTTACGATCGCTTCTAATGGGTTGTCTCTTAAGAATTTACGATTCAATACGTTTGTCGTTTTGGCTTCATTGCAAGTAGAATGATGTACTTTAAAATAAGCAACAGTATAGCTCGATTTTAATCCTCTATTTTTCATGATTCTACTAATTTTTCGTCGGCTGATCTGAATGCCTCGTTTTGATAAGGCTTTTTTTATTTTTCTTGAGCCGTAGGCCTTTCGGCTGCGGATAAATTCTTCAGCGACTACTTCTTCAAGTTCTGATTCGTCTTTCTTTGGTTTTGATTGATAATAATAGGACTGACGTGATAGACCTAATATTCTGCACATCGCTGATATAGGGTAAAGATGCTTATTCGCATCGATTACTTGTCTCTTCGTCCGAATATCAGCGCTGCTTGCTTTAAAATATCATTTTCCATTTCTAATTGCTGGTTTCTTTTACGTAGTTCTAACAATTCTTTTTGTTCAGGCGTAAGATTATCTTTTTCTTTGAATGAACCACTCGTTTTAGATTGCTTTACCCATTTGTCAAATGCTGAAGCCGTTAGTTCATATTCTCGAATGATTTCTACACGTGGCTTTCCAGCTAAGTAAAGATTGACGATTTGTTGCTTGAATTCTTGTGAAAAAGTTCTTCGTGTTCTCTTAGACATAAAAATTCCTCCTGGTATGTTTTCTTCTAGTCTACACACCTTAATTTTTCTGTCTAGTTAATTGTAGCCTATCCAAAGCGTGTCTTCCCCATTAAGGAACCCCATTGAGCATGGCATTGGAAGACCCTGAATTGAATCTATTGAATCAGATAATCGTTCCCATAAATCCATTACAAGTTTCCTCCTTTGATAAATGCCCTACGCCAACTATCCATATGATTAGCTTTTGCTCTGAGGTCCCAACGTCGGCTTGTCCCTGGCGTTGTATAATTCTTAACTCTACTACCATTGACGATCCCTCTAAATTGAGGTTTAGCGTAAGGAACGGTATATGTGATTCGGTTCTTGTTAACAAATGATTTGTCTCTTAAATGTCCTTGCCGTTTTGGCGCATATAGGTTCATGTCTGGATGCATCTGAGCAGTCATATAGTACAGTGCTGAATTGATGTTCATCACTGACAACTTACGATCGACGCCATTTTTTTCAACCTTAACATGGAGCATTACAGCACCTCCAACTCATACGAGTAGACTTCGTTACTGTATGGATTACGGTTATCTACGATCGTCGTGATAGTGTAAGTCTCACCTTCAAAGTCAATCTTTGACCCAACATGATTTTTATTAATCACTGGCATCGGATCAGATACTCCAGCAAACAAAAAAGCGATAGCGTTGGCTACCACTTGCCGATTATTATTACTACCGCTGTACACTGTTTGAGGTTGAAAGATCATATGATTAATCGTGATTGGATCGGAAAAGACAGGTTTTTGCCATTTGTCATGACCACCTAGCAGCCTCAAAGTAATTGACTGGTTACAAAGTTCTTTTGGCATTAAAGGAATCATCGATAGTCAACTCCCTTGTAAAGAAGTCCTGTATAGATCAATTCGTTATAAGCCTCTGTTGCAACCATCGTTCTGCCAACTGTTGCTGCATTCGTGCTTCCAGATTCAATACGCATACGACCAACGCTGACACTTGAAGGGGAAGCATTTAGTAAGTCTGATAACGAAGTAACTCCAACTGACTTCAAATATTCAATTTGGACAGCCATTGCGATTTTGAACTTATCCACTCGATATTTGAACGTGTCATCAGCTAAAGAATGTCTCATGTAAAAATCGCCTGTCACTCGATTAAGCTGACGTGCAGCACATTTTTCTAAGTCATCAAACTCCGAAACTGATACTTTGTTGAATCCTGATTTTAAATATTCATCGTGCGTAAGATAGCTCATAACTGCCTCCTTTCAATTAAAAAGGATAGTTTAGTAGCTATCCTTCGCTTGCTGCGGTTACCGTGACTTCACACGTAGCAGTTTTACCATTTACGGTTGTCGCTGTGACCGTCGTAGCTCCTACTTTAATAGCAGTAACCTTTCCTTGCACTGGCGTTACTGTTGCAATTGTTTCATCACTAGAGGTAAATTTGACTGATTTATCAGTTGCCGTTTCTGGTGATACAGTAGCAGACAATGTTTCTGTTGCTCCCACCGTTAGCGTAGCTGTTGTTTTATTCAAAGTTACGCCAGATGGGGCTAAGCTTTTGGGGCCAAAGAGACAGATACACCTTCTTTTTGTTGTTCTTTGATAAAGCAGTCGTGGTATAAGCGGTTTTGATATAAGTAGCCATCGCCTTGTGAATGTTCGCCCGGTGCAAACAAGAAGACAGTGTTTTCTTTAACCACGGGGATAACTGCTTGTTTAGCGACAACTAAGATATTGATGTCTTGTGCATCAGCGGCAGCAGCGTAGCCATCAGTGAAATCGAACTTAGTTTTGAAACGAGTATCGTCCCAAACTTCGACCAATAACACACCATCAAGAGAAGTTACCCGAGATTCTAGTGCCGTTTGCCCAACATTTTGATTAGTGATATTACGAGTAAATTCTGAAGAACGTTCTAATGCATCCATTACCGTTGTTGATACAAACGCTACTAGGTTTTGCGGGCCGAATTTACGTGCTGGTAAAATAGCAGCTTTAATTGCAGAGTAAGCATTTTTCTCAGTAATTGTTTCTTCCTTAGTCTTGCCTGCGCCTGCAGCTAAAGTAGAGAAACGGTAAGCATCGATTTCAGGCTGCACGTGCTCTGTAATAAATACATTTGAAATTTTAGCTACAGCTAAGTCTTGATTCGTTTCATCAACGTCTTGTTTATCGATGTAAAATTCAACGTCTCGATCTTGACCCATTGTGTAAACTTTTTTGTCATTTCCATAAGTACCGCTGTTGAATCCCTTGTTACGTGTATGGTGTTTCAAACCAGAAGTTGAAATAGTCGTTAATGTAAATGATTTACCACCGTTCACAAATTCAACTTGTGGAATACCTAAGATCGTCGTTAACAATCCTTGAGTGATCTTCTGATCGAAAATCCCATTGTCTTTTGTAATGTAATTAATTGCCATATTTTATTCCCTCCAAATTTAATTTTTGTTTGGTAAAACTCCTAATGCTTTAGCGAACACATCTTCTTCCACATTCTGGCCAGAACTAGCATTCCCAGAAAAGGTAGCCTTCTTACCATCGGGATTAGGTGGAACCTGTTCAGATTGGCCAAATAAATAACCGTCGCTTTCTTTAAGTGCGGCCAGTTGGTCATCTAATCCTTTTAATCCCTCGTCTGTCAGTTCCAATGATTCGCTGTCTAGCAAGGCTTTAGCAGCCTTAATGTTTTTAGCCCCAGCTTGTGTTAGAGCTAAGTCAATCGCTGATGATTTTTTAAGATCAGCAATTTGTTGTTCAGAACTCGTCTTGATTTCATCAAACCTAGATTGTAAATCCTCTAACTGCTTAGTAAGATCTTCATTTCCTTTAGCATTTGCTTTGAAATCATTCAGCTCATTTTGGTTTTTCTCTAACTGTTCTTGATATTGAGCGGCCTGTTGTTCCGCGGTAGACACACGACTATTCAACTCGTTCACAGTCACACCATGCAAAGCCATAATTGATCCAATCTGTTCATCAGTTAAGCCAAGTTCTTTCAGTTCTTCACGTTTCATTTCATTCATCCTTTCGTTGTTTAAAGAGGCTACGCCCTCGATGGATTGAACAGTTTAACGCCGTATTCGGGGCAAAATAAAAAGACTAGCGATTGCTAAGCCTAAAATTATTAACTTTGTACTTGTTCTCTACTGTAATCACGAACTAAGAATTCATGTTTGTTGATAAGCTCCCTTAACTGTTTCTGTTTGTTAGCAATCACTTGTTTGCACATCTGGACAGTTTCGGGATCTTCCAATTCTAACGCCGCATTCATTCGCTTCTTCTGGTAACGAATATCACGCTCAAGTTTGCGTTGCTTTTGTTGTATTTCAGCATTTTCTTGCGCTTCGTCAGCGTCATATTGAGGTTGGTTGTTTGTATTAATATCTGGCCTTCCGGGATAAAGGATATGTGTGCAATTAATTCCTTGCGTCCCTCCTGGTTCACCATATCCATGATCATAAATAGATGGTAAATGCTTGAATTCTTCTGGCGCTTCATTTTTCGGCACAGTTAATACCCATCCGCCTTGGATTGGCGCACAGGCTTCGCGAGCTGCTGGATGACTACTCATCAATGCAGTCACACAGTCAAAGTCTTCCATTCGTTGCAATCGTAAATCGTTGAATGTTCTGTGTGACGTAGTTTGTACGACAGTTCGAGAATAAGCCTCCATCGACCACTCACGACCTGCTTTATCGACAAAACCTGATTTAATTCCCATGTCTACCATTTTATAGACATTATCTTTTACGGCTTTCTCATGCGTTTTAAGCCCCGTCATCGATTCTATAGTTGATTGTTTGAGAATTGCTTGATAAGCTCGCATAACTGTATTTTCATTGAAATTAGTAGTGATTAATGTTTGATTGACATTATTGTTTAAGTCTTGGAAAGTTTGACGGATTAATGAATCAAGAATACGATTGATTTCATTTGAAACTGGGATACTTTTATGCACCATTCGCTCAAGCTCACGGTCTACTTCATCAACGATTTTCACACCATTTCCCTTAATCAATTGCTCAATTGCTTCTTGAGTCTCTCCTGTATATCGTGCTAACAAATCAATGACTTTATCGTTTAATGTACCCATTTTAGAAAGTTGATTTACTTGCCACAAAAGCACATCTTCTTTAGCTACATCTCGAAAACGAGATTGTTTTAACGCTTTGATTATGATGTTAAAGATTCGGTCTTCCAGTTCTGAATAGATATTGATAATTGAGTTTGCGGCCTTTTGCATTTTTTCTGGTGTAATCATAATTAATCACCTAAATCGAATAAGGCATCTTTACTACGCCGTTCGGTTGATCCCGCTTCTGGCATTTCATCTTTTAATGCAGCTAACCAATCTTCTAATTCATCTTCGTTTAGATTGTAATTACGGATAAGAAACTGTTTCTTAGGCATTACGCCAGCAGTTACAGCCTTTAGATCATTTTCTAATTGTTTGTTACGATCGATAAATAGACCATCCTCAAAACTAACTGTTACTAAATAACTATCATATTCAATAGAGAATAGCGGTTTCTCGCTTTCAAACATTTCTCCGTATCCTGCAAGTTCAAAAATAGAATGAATAAGCTCATTGATAACTTTTTCAACCATAGTCAAATAGCTTGAACGTGTCTGATAAGTCATGGAATTGTTAGAAACAATCTCAGTGGCCGTTTTAATGCCGTCATCCGCATAGTTCATCGAACCCACTGACAAACCAACCTGCACCTCGAACTCTTTAATTAGATGACTGATAGCGTCCTTATATTGAACTGTTCGAATAGGTGTTGTAATATCTTTGACCCCGATATTCTCAGCGCCGTATACACCAGCGAATACGTTCTGATCTGTATCAAACATTGGTGGGTGTGTTTCATCTGTTTTGAGGAATTCTGCTGGCACAACTACTCGGCGTTGACCTAATTGTATTTCCCAAGCAAATTGATCATGAGTTGTATTAATCGTATCAAGTATCTCTTTTGAGTTATCAACAATTCCAGCACCTAATGGGCTCTCTAACGATTTATTATTAGCTCCAGGCGTTCTGAAGTATGCAAAAAGCGGTCTTTTCAATCCTTCTAATGTGACAGTTTCAGCCAAATCAGGATAAAGAACCGCTAATGAAATTTGTTTACCAACAATATTATCGTTATCAGATTTATAAAGCTCGTTACTGATAACATACTTATCATCTTGCCATTCATGGAATTCTAGCAACGTATAGTAGTAATTCACGTCACCTTCTGTTTGAATGGTCTTTGTTGCAATGGCGCATTCACTTACTTCATTTGTGTTAGAGCGTAACGGATAAAATTGATCTGCACGGATCCATGAAATTTTGATCTTGTCACCGTCAACGTAAGGACGCATAGCAAAACCGCCTGCAGCAATACCTTTTTCAAGGTTCATTTCAAACAGATTATAGAAATTGTTGTCATAAAGTGTTTTATCTAGGAACTCTACAGCTGATTGAATGCTTTTCGAAGTTTCTGCTTGCTCCTCCTCGTCTTTTAGTGCTACTTTGCACTTCTCATTAAAGATGATACTCGCTAACCGTCTAGAAGCTGTCTTGGTGATATTTAGGGACTTAAATTCTCTTTTCTGTGTTTCCCCGTATGAATTACGATATTGTATATCAGGAAATAGATTGGAATAGTACCTAAAGTTTCTAGCAATCCGATCGTATTCTCTTGAATCAATCCCTATTTTGGGATGATCCGTTACCTTAGCAATATCACGACCAGTAAAACTCATATTCACGCTATCAACTCCTCTCTTGAATATACTTTTAATCGTTTGGAATACTCCCATTTTCTCACCTACCATTTCAGTCCTAAATCATTTAGATTATCTTTTACAAAATATTGGAACTGGTCGCATGTATGATCACCGACTTTGATAACTTTTGGATCATCAGACTGTAAAGTATCTTCATCCCATCGATAATCACGATGCTCTTTAATAAATATTCGATTTGCTTCCGTATCTAAATAAAAAAACCTGCCTTGTGCAAGGAGGTTCTGTACATAATCGATCATATCCACTTTTTTAGCTTTGGCCACTGCATGAAACCTCTCATTGTAATCTTTATAGTATTGATTTTTTAGAGCGCCTTCCGCCGAATCAATAGTGATTTTGTAGGCATACTTATTGTATTTTGTTTGACATCGCTCAATAAAATCATGCAAATCTTTAGAAAGCTCATCAGGTGCCTTCTTATTTACTTTTCCTTCAGGAGAATAATAATAAGTATCTAATAAAATGACATTTTTCTTTTTGGTAATAGCGTAGCAACCACAGGTAGTCGCTGATATTTGGTGTCCACTATCGATTGAAAAGCAAATCTGAACGATGTAATCATCATCTGGTAACTCATCAAGCGGATGGAAATGATCCATGTTATAGATGAGTGTGCCCAGACCAATCACTTCGCCTAAGTAAAGCCATCTATAGTAGTCTTCATCATTTGCTCTATAAGTTTCTATCAGCTTTAATTGTTGCGGATCCGTAAAACCTAACTCATCATCTTTATAGGTTGAGTGATCCACTAAATGATCATTTAGGCGCATACATTTTTCTACCCATTCATTGACCCAATCATATGGATTCTTAGGTGGATTCCATGAATAGTAAACTTGTACTTGATCTACCCATGGCGACCGTTGACGGATAAAGGTTGCATTCGTCTGGTCAAATACTTCCTCACTTTCAAAGTTTGCAGCTTCTTCATACCACAAAGCAATGACATCGCCAATTGCATTTGATTTTAGTTTTAAGGGATCATCAACACCATAAAAATAGAACTTAGAGCCAGTACGTTTATGAATGATTCTCAAAGGAGAAGTACGAAACTTATATTCTTTTGAAATGCCTAACATTGAAAGTGCCCACTTGATTTGTTCATAAACAGCATCTCTTAAATACTTGTGCTGACTCATCATGCAGACAACATTTACTTTGTGCTTAGCTTGTGTGTGCTTCTTCATTTCTGTTGCTAATTTCAAACTGATAACAGATGATTTAAAAGAGCCACGTCCGCCTTTCATCAAAATATAAGGACACTTTTCGTGCCAAACTTTATAAAAATGCGGGTTAATCAAGTCCGTAGTCTTAATTTGAGTTTGTTTCTTGACCATCAATGCCATTTGAACCAACCTCGCTTTCAACTAACGGAATGTCATCAATAATTACAGTTTGTTCTTCTGACGAATCATAACCATCATCTAACTGCTTCAATTGTGCTTTTGCTAAATTGACTTGTACATCCATGTATTCTAGTTTCTTTCTACGTTCATCATGTTCATCAGCTATAGAGACAAATTGTCTAATTAAGCTAGATAGCGTGCTCATAGCCCTTGATTGTGCATTCATGAAATTAGCTTGCTTGTCCCAAGCATATTGAATAGCATATTCTTCTGAACTTCCAGAATCACTCGAGGACCACTTAGAAACTTCTTTGGACAAACTACCCTCATAATCAACATACATGATTTTCTGTGCTCGGATAATAGCCGTGTACTGGATCATGATATTATTCCATAATATATCCTCAGGTTTAGAGGTTGCAACCTCATTCATAATTTCTAATGTTTCAGAAGGTAACCAATTGGCAAAAAGGCCATGGGTAACAGCGTTTTTGTTGTCCTCTGGCGCTCCTTTGTTGTTCGGAATAGTTGCGTTCTTGGTTGCAACCTTTTCTCGAGACCAGTAACGGGATTTCCATGACTTTACTGTGCTGATGGATACACCATACTTTTCCGCTATTTCTCTATACTTCAACCCTTTTTCATAATCATCTTTAGCTAGTTCGTATTTCTTCACATGTGACACCACCTCGCTTGTTTGCAACATTTGTTTTGTAATTTATGTAATAAAAAAAAGACCTCCTTGAGGTCAAATTGCTTGATTTATTCTTAAATTTTGCATCAATTCAGGATTGTCATTTTCTACTGAGAAAAATATTACTTCATCTACCATACTCTCAATATCCCAGTTTTTTATGCTCCACTCATTTGTAGTAATTAATATTATTTTTTTTGATTTTATTTTCTTTATTTCTTCCATAAATGTTTCAAATCTTTTTTTATCATCTAAAACAGTTTGTACTGGGCAAACTATAGTACAGCTTTCATTATCTCCAAAAAATTGTCTACTAGATGAAGTAGCATAACTATAAATACCAACTTTCATTTTTCCGATTGTATAGATTTCTTTTGAATTAACAGCATTTAGAAGTATTTTTTCTCTTCTAAATGCATTATTTACGAATCTCGGTGCTTCTTTCATAACATTAACGAGTAATATACATTTTTTAAAATAATCATTTGTTGCAAATAACGAGGCACGTATTTTTGCGTCATTGTCAAATCCTTTTAATAAAAGAATTTGCTTATCAGATTCCTCAAAAAAATCTGATATTTTTTCAATTGCATTTTTTAAATCCTTATCCAAAAATATCACAACCAATCTACAAATTTTATATTAGCATGTTACTACTCAAATGAATATATTGCAATAAGAATAGAGACAATAGATTTATATGAAGTGTGTTTTTAAATGTATTGTAAAAAAAATACTAAGCGTATAATTTTATTTATCAGCGAGCGGTCCGCTGAAATAAATTATAGGTGGTGATAACATGACTAATCTTTTCAAACCAGGCGAAGATAATAAGCCTGCCGGTAAGTACAAAGAAGTTGGTCCAAAAGGAGGAAATGTTCCTAAAGGTCATAATGCTACTATCGATAAAGGAGACAGACTTCCTCCAACTTCTAAGCCAGGAAACAAATGGACCAAAAAATAAGATTACTGCTAGTTGTCTTTAGGGACAGCTAGCTCTTTTTTTGAAAAACAGTAAGATTTGTTAAATAGATTAATTTGTAACCATGATACAATTCTCAATTTTCCATTTTCATCTTGATATTTAGTAATATAATGATGCATACAATCCCCTCCTTAAATAATTTAATAGACAGCAGCATACGAAGAATTCAGAAGGAGTTGAGTTCACATCCTTGTTAGTTATTCACTGCTGTCTATCGAAGCTTAATTTAAAACGATGAGGGAGATTTCCTCCCCTACATTTTATTTTTGAAGAACAATTATTCAGAATAAAAGAATGAATAAACTTGTGAGTGTCTAATCTATTAATTGTCTTCACTTATAGGTGGGAATGGTTTACAAGTTTTAGCAAATTTCAAATAGATTGATTTGATGACCATATTCAAAATAATTGTCGATCTTATTTTTAATTCGCTGTGACATAGATTTAACAGTACCCACAGCTAGATTCATTTGTTCTGCTGCTTCTCCATAAGTACATAAATCTTTATTAATTAAATGAAATAATGTCAGTTCTTTATTAGAAAGCAAAGATTCTATCTCCGTCACTTGGAGCAACATCTCTTTTTTCTTCGGAGAAATCGTCTCTTCTGCTGGCTTTTCTACTTCCTGTAAATAAACTTGATAGCTCATAACGTCTATATCTGCCAGTTTAACGGCTCTTCTATGCTTTGGTATCTTCTTGGCTTGCTCATCATCGAAAGGCTTCTCTCTGCCTGTTTCTAACCAGAATAAAGCGTACTCTGTAGTAGAGATAGCTTCTGCTATTACTTTTTGATCTGCTATATCTTGAGGAGAACGATCATCAATTAATTTATGTATCACTCTCCCATGTTCTTTGACAGGTGTGCGATATCGTTTATTTAAGATTTTTTGATATTGCTTTTTCAACATTTTCAAGTCATTCTTGTATTCCTGAATTAAATCATTCATATAGATAGCCTCCTCAATAATTTCGCAAACAAAAAAGCGGACACAAATCAACAAGAAAGTTCTTGTCAACTTGTGTCCGCCAGTTTTCTGGTAGGACGATATTTAAAATAATTGTTTCACTTCTTCTTTAACTTGCTTGACTTTATTGCAATGGGATTCTATGACTATTGTTCCAAACGGAGGAAGCTTTACACTTTTCATTTGCCCGTTTGAAATGATGATTGCACAATGATCTCCTTGCATTTTTTCGATGTCACTTAACTCAATTCCTTTTAACTCCATAGCTGCCTCCTGTGATATAATAGACTTACCTTGGCAGGGGCAAATCATATTTGTCACGAGCAGCGAGCTAATAATGGCTTGCTGTTTATGTTTATTAACAATATTATGCTGATAAGGAATTCTCTATTAGCTACTTCAATAATTCTTCATACTTTATATTTAGCAATAAACTCATCGATATCTTTGATGTCATATTTTGGACGGCTGTTTTCACCGAATATGATTACTTTCAATCCTTTTTTTACCCACTCATTGATCGTTCCTGCAGATGTCCCCGTGTAATGAACTGCTTCTTTTTGAGTAAGATAGCGTTTAGGCACATATCCAACTAACAATGAGTCTAAGTCATTTTTATTGATAAATTTGTCATTCATATTGATTTCTCCTTATATAACTTATAATTCTGTTTTTATAATCTCCATATCCACCAATCTCACCACTGCTAAATTCTCTTTGCTTTTCGCTAACCGCTTGTCACATTCCATCGTGTTTTCAATGCGAATGATTGCTGAGTGATTATAGAGATGCTCTACATATCCACGAAACGGATAGATGAACTCTTCTGCTTCGCAGCGAACCATGTCACCGACTTTGACTTTTGGTTTCTTGCGTGTTTTAGGGTTCTTAGTCGGCATATCTAGCATTAAACCGCCGATACCATGACTACTAGCGTAAAATCCGTCTTTTAGTTTCATTCTTTTTCCTCCCATTTACGATCATCACTTAATATCGAAATTCCAAACTTTCGAATAGCGCCACTCGCATCAGCAACACCCTGATTGAAAGTATCCGATATCTGCTCGTGATTCTTCTTTTGTTTCTGTGTAGCGGATGTTTCCTTCTTCGTCTCGTCTTACCTTCGATAAGACAATGTTTCTAGAATTACTGGTAATTCGATAATCTTCGATTCTCATGTCTAGCATTTTTTCTCCTCCGCATACCTAAATTGTCGTCCTTTTGAATCAATCCATAAGCTCCTAGCTCTATCCCAGATAATGTTTTTGCTTAATCCAGTAATTTCAGATAACTGTTCAGCGGTACCTGTTACTAGAATTCGATCACCATGCCAGATTGCGATTTTTCTCGGCGTTTTCCGTTTAGGCTTTTCAGTCCACATTGATTTACCGAGCTTTTGGACTTCTGCAACTATTTCTTTGTCTTCTTGCCAAGATTCTGACTTGGTTAATTCAGCAATTCGTTTCATTGCAGCCTTCTTATCCACGCTCATTCCTCCAATCTACGAATTTCCCTTCTTAAATTCTCTATGTGCAAATCGATTGCCTTTCTCGCCGTTTCATTGACCATCACTGCCTTTGTCCGCTCCAGATCGTCAATTTCACGTTGAATGCTTCGAATTCGCATTTGAATCACTTCTTCTGTTGTCATGATGGATCACCTCGTTAAAACCGTTCTTCCTTGAACGTATTCCGATATTTCTTCGCTAAGATTAGCGGTACTCGATATTGACTGCAGAAGAGTTTCGCTTTGATTTTGAAATCTTTTGTCTGCATCCCTTTAACATCTACGACTTTGACCAGCTTGCCGCTTTTGTAAAATGTGAAGTCAGGAATATACTCGATCTTGCGATACTTCTTTCCTTCAAGTTCAAATTTCGGCATCAGCTCAAATTTTTCCTGAAGTTTTACTTTCCAGCCGTTCGCTTCCGCTTGCCACAAGGCTAGATCGTAATACTCTGCTTCTGCGATAGAATCAAACTTGATACCTCGATGAACAGTCTTTTTATTACGGTATTTATTCATTCTCAAGAAGCGCCTCCTTCTTAGCCTGATAAGCAGCAAAGCGAGCTTCTAATTCTGCTTTTTTCTCAGGATCGATTTTTTGTTCTTCTTGAGGTTTGTTTACCCAATCAGGGAGTTTTTCACGACGGACGTTTTTTTGATATTTCGGAGTATAAGACTGTTTCTTCTTACGGTTCTTATAGTCTTCTTGAGCTTTCAGAGCATCGTCCAATGTTTTGATATTTTGCTTATTCCACGATTCCAATATTGCCTCAACGTATTTTTTTAGACCGGGCATTTCAACGCTATTCTCAAATGCTAGTCTAAACGCAAACAGGATGATGTCTGATCCCCATTTTTTGATCATTGGGCCTAATGCACCTTGCAAAAGACCTGTCGGTGGTTTCCCCCAACTGACCTGAATAAATTCGTACACGCCCATATTTTCTTCATCTATTTTATTTACTTTACTTTCATTTACTTTACTTTGTGGATTAATGTTGTCATTATCTCTGTTAGGTTGAGAGTTATTGTTAACATTAATTACATATTTGGTTGGTTTTGGTGATTTTCTTCTTTTTGTCGCTTCGAAGTATCTCGCTTGGATGTTTTCAGATGTCAGCACCTTAGCCGAATTGAACAGGTCCTCATTAAAGAATCCCCACGCAACCAAGCGGGCTACAATCTGATCTAACAATTCCTTACTTGCTCCGGGTAGGCGTTTTAAAAGGGTCGCTTTGGTTAAATCATTCCACACAATGAAGTATCCTTTTTTGTATACCGCACATAGCAGCTTGATAACCGCAAGCTCACCTTTTATGCCAAACTCCCCAGCAATAGCTTCTATTTTTTCATCTTCGAATATGTCAACATCAAGAGGAAAATAATCAAGACCATCCTTGACAGGTCTTGCCACAAAAGCACCTCCTGATAGAGGGAGATAACTCCCTCACTATTTATTTAATGGTGGATTCGATGCATCGAACAGCGATTCTTGTGCTTCATCTGTCTGAACTGATTCTGCATACTCTTCAAAAGCTGTTGATCCATTGTCAGCGTTTATTTCTACTTTTTCTGCTTCTTTTCTTTCAGGAATATCTTCCTCAACTTCTGTTTCAGCAATAATGCTGCCATCTTCTTGAACTCTTTGGACTCTCTCATCCGATGTGGTAGCTTCTTGCATTTCAATGGATAAGATCCCCCATTTAGAAAGAAGATTTCTCAAAACAGTTTTTCGTGCCATTGCATTGTAATCAGATGCCCACACACCACTTAACTTTGTCTTATCTCGATCTTTATTGTTACCAATTCGATGAGCTTCAATTTCTTGTTTGGTCCAATAGACAGTTTTCTTGAATCCATTCAGTAATTCAAAATAGCCAACATATCCAATGACTTCATCAGATGTTCTACCATTTGGATCAAACTCGAACTCTTCTGTCAGTCGGTTCCAGCTTTTTAGTTCTCCTTCGTAAACTTCAATCACATTTAATGCTTTGTATTTACCTGATCGTTGGGCTAATTGGATATATCCTTTATAGCCAAGCATAAATTGAGCTTTCTTTTCCCATTTTCCTGTTTGCTTGTTTTTGCTATTAAATGGAACGAGATAGGCATAGCCAAGATTCTTATCTAGTCCAAGATTTAATGTTGCAGCAGTTAACGCACCACTCATGATAGACATCGGTTCACTATCTGCAAGATAACTGTCATTAGATACAAGAGTCATAACATTCGACATAAAAGCATTAGCATTGTCATGAAGTACTTCTTCAAATTTCTTTCTCATTGTTGGTGTATTCATTAGAGCTTTAAGCCCTAACTGTCCTGGTGCAACTTGTTTCTGTGGCTTTTCTGCCAATTGGTTTTTTAACGATTCATTTGTTGCCATTGTTTTTTTCCTCCTTCAGCGGTAATCCGCAAATCACACAATAATTCCATGATGGTTCTCGAAGTTCGCTTCCACACCGTAAGCATTTATTCATTATTTGATCTCCTTTTCGGTTAGTCTTCTTGATTCAGTAACGTTATAAATCTCTTCGTCATTTGCGATATCTGGATATTTCTCTGCTAGTTTCTTCGTGTTCATGCGTTTAGTACTAACAAGTTTCCAGCTGATGATGTTCCTTTGTGTAATGCCAATACTTGCCTCACGTTTTCCTAGCTCGCTGATAATCTCGTTGTCTACTTGACGGATAGCTGACTCAATTTCTTTTTTCGTCCGCTTGAGTTCTCTTTTTTGCTCGATAAGTTCATCAAAACGCGATGGTAGAGCTGTTTGATTTTCTTCTACATCTGCATATTTTTCTTTTAAGAAGTCAGCAGTCGCTTGACTACCATCAATAATTGGCTCGATGCCTCCAAGAACGTTCGTTTCCCAAAACTCTACTAATTGTTCAGTGATTGTATCGATTAATTCTTGATCTCTCGCAATTCGCTTCCAAATGAATCTTTGTCCGCCAATCAACACAGCGATATAACAATAATCTTTGTTCAAAACATTCATATAATGTTGAACCTGGCAGAGATAGCTAAGTGGTACTTCTTCACCTTCCCACTCTTTGCCGAGAAATTGATTGGCTGTTTTGCATTCCAGAATGGCATTTTCTCCCACTACATCACGATCAATATTCGCTCTTAGAAACGGATGCAATGGATGTTCAAACACTTGGTTTCTTCTGCGTACTTTTTTGCCTGTTCGTTCCTGAAACTCTTTAGCAACAACTTCTTCTAAGACATTGCCCCAATAAGCTGGTTCATTTTCTGATTCTTCAAGTACGACTTGTCCTGTTTTTTCTAGCCAGAGTTGATAAGGTGATTTCCACTTATTCAATCCTAAAATCGTTCCGACATCAGAACCTCCGATGCCTTTCTTGCGGTCTTCAAGCCATTCTTGACGGCTCATTTCTAAGGTAGATTTACTCATCGTCTTCCTCCTCTTGATGTGGGTTGCCCCATTCAGGAGTCGTTAAATATTGATCCAGTGCTTGTCCAAAATCATTCATTGTTTTAGCCTTCCTTTCATGCTAAAATACAGATAAGATATTTTGTTATGTTGCCGATTAGCGATTGCCGTCGCTGGTCGGTCTTTTTTGTGTTGGCATTTTGAAACTTTCTCTTACAGCAGTAACCGCTACTAAGGTTCCCCAATAAATAAGTGCATATGCCGGATTAATACTTGCCAGTACGATTGCTACTAGGCTCATAAGCAAAGCGCTCTTGACAGTCATTTTAAATACAGTTTTCATTTCTTTCTCTCCTCTCTATATTTAGCAATTTCGCTAGCAAGATCTTCATTCATATGATTCTCTAAAAATCGAGCGACTTCAGTTTTAGGAATTCTAATTTCACCGAGTTTCAAAAAACCGATGTATCCCATCTCAATCAAATCTTTAACATTTTGAGGATTTGTTGTTATAGCTAATGCCGCTTCAGTAACTGAGTATGTTAATTTTTCAATGTTTCTTTTATTGTTGCGCTTCAAGACAACTTTTTTTGGAAAAATATTTTCCAATGTTTCCATTTCCATCATCCTTTCATATATCCTTGTACTACCCAGTACGACAGCCGTTCCTCACTAAGCTTGCGAATATCGATTCCAAGTATTTCGCATAATGCACTTATTAGTGTTACTTCCACCATGATTTCATCTAAAAATTCATGAGCATATGCAATGATTTGTTGACGATCATCAACAGTTAAGTAATTTACTTGTTTAAGAAGAATTTTTTCTACTTCTTGCTTCTTCTGTTTCCGCTCATCTGATTCAATCATTTGCAACTTGTCTAATGAAGATGGATCTCTTCTATAAACATCACCATCTATTGATTTAAATAAACCAAAGAACTCATGAATCACTTGAAGAGTGAAATCTGAATCTCTAAAATGATCCGTTAACGCCTGAGCATTTTCCAACGTCACGGGCTTCGTATTAAGCAATGTTGTCCAATCGCTTAATGACTGTTGAGAGACGTTGATTTGTCTTGCTATTTCCTTTTTGGTCTCACCACTCTTATTAATTACTTCGACTAACGATTCTCGAATAACACTTGATTTTTTTAACAGTTTAAACACCTCATATTCTTATTCGCCCGTATATCAATACGAGCAATTTTTTTATACTATTAATTTAAAGAATCAAACGAAAGCTGCTTCATCTAGTTCACGTTCAAGCTCTTTTTGGACTTCTTCAACTAGACGATCGAGTTGATCATCATTTGCACATTTGATGATGTGGACTAGTCTAGGTCTAGCATCTAAAACGATGCTTATTTTTTCTTGGCGTGTCATTAAAATCATCTCCTTATTTATTTGATATAATCTCACTATGGAAGGTGGTGAGATTATGGCTTATAAAGAATCTATCGTTAAAAAGATAATCGAAATCGTTGAAATAGCTCCTAAAGGGACAAGTACCCACTATTTAGAAGGTTTCAATCAAAAAGATGTAATCGATACTGTGAACTCTCTTCATTTAAAATATCCCGACAATATTTTAGAAACAGAAAGTTATTATAGTGAGCTTGTTCCAATTGTAATTAATAAATAATTTTTGGTTATTCTCCTTTTGAATTTTTGAAGTATTTACTCAAAGGGAGAATTTCTGGTCCTACCAAAACATCTTTTATATCAACTTCATCTATAAAACATTCGATTTTTAGTTTTGGCTTGCCTGAAGCTGGCATAAATAGTTCAATATTTGTTACTCCACGTCCTAATGTCCAATCATTTAATTTAATTTCATAATTTGGTGAAATTGTTGGGTTTTCAACTTTAGGTTGTATTGAGAGTTTTAGCAGATTTTTTATTTTTTCTTGTCGTGTCATTTGGCAATCTCCTGTCTGTTGTTTTTTGGCAATACTTCACTAAAAATAAAAAGCTTATCAAAATCTTTTTCAGATAAATCAAAAGCTTTAAGCAATTTCGGAATTAGTTCACCACCGATTCCGCGATCTCCGTTTAAAATTCTATAAACTGTTGACGGAGCAACATTCATTCTTTTAGCAAGTGAATATGGATCATCTCCTTTTGATTGCATCAAGGAGTAGAGCTTTTCTTGCTTAAGCAAAGTTTTCATTTAATACACCTCCGTTGCCTTATGACAATACTATAATACTAAATTTGTCTTTTGGCAACACTTTTTATTGCCAAAATGCAATTTTTTTTGATTTTATTGCCTATGGGCTATATCATATATTAAGAAAGGGGTTTTATCGTGGAGTTTGGAGAAAAACTAAAAAAATTGAGAACCTCTAGAGGCTTAGGCGTTAACCAGTTGGCTTTAAAATCTGGAGTGAGTGCTTCTCAAATATCAAGATTTGAAAAAGGCGAACGGAAAGATCCAACGCTTGAAACCTTAAAAAAATTATCTACTGCTCTCGGCGTTTCAATATCATATTTTGAAGAGAATTCACCAGTTAATGTAAATACAATTCCGAAATGGGCAAATGAGGAAGATTTGATTGAACTGGATAAACTACTTGAATCAAATGTAGATATGGCTTATGGCGGTGAAACTTTAACAGATGAAGAGAGACAGCGTGTTAAAGATATTTTAACTGGTTTGTTCTGGGAATTTAGAAAAGAAGATAAAAGCAAAGAGAAGTGATTTTTATGGAGAGAGACGTAATAAATCTAGCTGGTAAATTAAAGCAGAAATATAATTCTGCTAATCCTTTTATCATTTGTGAACAAATGGGCATTCAAATTAAGTACGTGCCATTTATGAATAACCCGAAAGGACAATTTCAAGAGTTATTAGGGAGATCCGTCATTCTCTTAAGCCACGAATTGAAAGAATCAGAAGAGCGTTTTTATATTTGCGCCCATGAGCTTGGTCATGCCATTTTCCACAAAGGATTATCAAGTTATTACGTCTCTACAAGAAATTCTAGAAGCAAATCAGAAAGCGAAGCGAATTGCTTTGCTGCTAATCTCATTGTTTCTCTTTATAAAGAAGACAACGATCGATACCCTAGAAAAGTTGAGGAATTAACAAATTTGTACGGGCTTCCTGAAAGCATGTATAGATTTTTAATTTAATTGGCGACTATCACTACCTGCCTTTAAGTGGGAGTAAAAAATATTGTTAGGAGATAAAATTGTGACAATTTTTGACGAACTAGTTCAAAAAAACACCTATCCTATAGTATTTATCGGTTCTGGTATATCAAAACGTTATCTGAAAAATTTTCCTTCATGGTTAGAATTATTAGAACAGTTTTGGCAAGAAATCGAAGAGAAAGATGATTTTTATAGTCACCTAACAGAAATTAGAGAATCATTGCCTTCAGAATTAACTGATAATGAAAAAAACTTTAAAATTAATGTTAGCACTGCAAAATTCATTCACCAAAAATTTAATAAAGCATACAGAGAAAAAAAGATTTCATTACCTGACTTATCTTCAGAAGAAGTCTTTAAAAAATCAATCGATCCATTTAAGTATGCTATAGCTTTAAAATTTAGTTCAAGTGAACTTAAAGATGATATTGACAACGAAGAGTATTCATATTTCTGTGATATGTTAGTTAATTCTAAAATTATTGTTACTACCAATTATGACAAGTTAATTGAAAATATATTAAATGAGAGAAATAATCCTGCAAAAATATATATTGGTCAAAAAGGGTTCTTTGATCCGTATGAAGATTGGGGAGAATTGTATAAAGTACATGGTAGTGTCGTTGACTCTTCCTCCATAGTTATTGATGAAGATGATTACAATACTTACGATGAAAATTCAATTCTTATCAGCGCTAAACTACTTAGTAATATGATCCATTCACCAATAATTTTTTTAGGATATTCTCTAACAGATAGAAATATAATAAAACTCCTATCAGATTTCTCTTCACAAATACCGAATGAAGATTTACGAAAAACAGCAAACAGAATAATAGTTGTAGAATATGACAAAGACAATTTAAGCCTTGATGAAAAACAAATTTACGACCGTGATAGTAGTATGAGCTATACACATATTCAGACTGATAATTACAAATTTATATTTTCAAAATTAGCACAAATTGATGAAGGTCTTACTCCTTATGAGGTTAGAAAGTTTAACGGCGTAATAAAAAAACTTGTAGTTGCTTCTGGGCAAAAAGGATCTTTAGACGCTGTATTATTATCACCTACTGAATTAGAGAACATTGCAGATCAAATTGACCAAGGAAAACCAATTGTTTTAGCATTAGGCGATGCTAAAAACATCTTTATTAATCCTACTCCAACTAATTATTTGGAAGATTATATTCTTGGTAAAGATGAGATATTATCTGAAAATGCACTACGTTTCGTGGCAAAAGAAGGAGTTGCAACGAAAAATCCTTTTATAAGACACTACAATAATTTAGATATAGAAAATACAAATTTAGAAAAATGGGAACTTGATAGACTCCAACAAAAAATTAAAGAAAAAGGGCATACACAAATAGACTGTTTAAAAAACAGTATTAACTTATCACATAGAAAAACTTATTATTCATTACAAATGATTATTGATGAACAGACAATTTTAAATAAAAGAATAGATTTAATAACTTTTAACGCTCAAAATTTAGATTTCCAAGAATTAGATGAATATGTCAAAGAGGTGGCATTACCTAATTTTGTTGAAATATACAAAAGAAGAAATCAAAAAGATGGAAATGTAAAATCATCATATAGAAAGCTTTTTATGATGTGGGACATTTTAACTCATGGAGAACTAAAATAGGACTTAGCCCTCGTACCTAAAAATAGATAGTGACTAAGTCCCTTGTTTTTTTAATATTAACAATTTTTGTTTTATAATTCAATAAAAAAGACTTATCTTCGAGCTTTTCTTTTTTGTAATGGCGACTATCACTACCTGCCATTAAGTGGGAGTAAATATATTTTTATTGTTATGGAGGAAGAAATGAAAAAAATAGTTGGGTTAGGATTAATTCTGTTCTCTAGTATTGTACTAGGAGCATGTGGAAATAGTAATTCAAATTCTGATACGCCTAAAGAAACAACCACTGCGAGCTCTACAATGGTTTCTCTTGAATTCAGTAGCTCTGTGGAAAAAAAGACTAATCTTCTATCAAATGATTCAGATTTCGGAAAAATAGCTGATAATGTACCTGATGGAGAATCCATAGAAGTACAAGGTAAACAAGATTATTCAACCAATTTTAATGATAATTCTTGGGCGGGTGTTAACCTAAACATCGATCGTGTCTCAGTTGTGAAAACTACTGATATCAAAGACTATTCTGATAATCAATATAATGGTTTTGTAGCCGTGCATTACAACATAGATAATACACAACAAGATGTATCTATATACCCTAATCAAGCCACAATTGTAACTGACTATGGTGAGCAAGTTGCTGATGGTGGGGTCTTTAATTATGATTCATGGGATGGTGACTTCATGAAAGGAACAAAAAAAGATGGTTGGGGCATCTATCCTTTATCAAAACTTCCTGATGCATCTTCAATCAAATCCCTTCGATTGAAGATTGATTCTAGCTATGAAACTGATAATTATGATGATGAAAACTCGTATCACACATATGATATTAATTTAAATTTACAATAAAGATTGGCCTTCGGGCTTTTCTTTTTAAATACAAAAGAACATAAGTTCGTATACTTCTATTAAAAATACGAATTTTACATCTATTCCCTCTCTATATGTACCAAAAAAAATTAACTATCGTACTAATGACATAGCAATATGAAAGGACTGATTTTATGCGTGGCGGTGTGAGAAAACGTGGAAAACGTTGGTATTATTATTTTGAAGATATCAATGATGATGGCTCAAGGAAAAAAGTGGAGAAAGTTGGCGGAGACACCCGACCAGAGGCCGAAGCTGCTTTACGAAAAGTTTTATCAGATATTGACGAAACAGGACAATACTTTTTAGGTACGGATACTCGAGTAAAACAATACCTTGATTTTTGGATGAAGGAATACGTTAAACTAAATCTAAAATACAATACCTATGAAAACTACCGATTTACCATCAAAAATCATATAAACGGTTATTTAGGAAAGAAAAAGCTTACGGATCTCTCCCCTGCTCTTTTACAAAATTTCATCAATGCTGAATTTAAAAAGGGTTACTCGAAGAAAACAATGACTATTACTCACTCTGTCCTTAAGAATGCGCTGAATATGGCGGTTTATCCTTGGGGGTTAATCAAGCAAAATCCTATGCTGTATGTAAAGATACCAAAATACGAAGAACGACCAACGACTAAAAAAGATCTAAAGATCATTTCTCTTGAGGACTTTGATCATATGCTAGAAATCACTCCTGAAGGCCATCCTTTCTATATTCCTTTGAATATTGGATTTTATACGGGAATGCGCGTTGGCGAAGTTTGTGGTCTGACGTGGGATAATGTCGATTTTTCAAATGGAACAATTACTGTAGAGAAACAAATGGTAAAGAATGATGGCGCATGGGTATATGGTACACCAAAGACAAGCAGTTCCAATCGAACGATTTTTATTGGACAAACCTTGCTAGCAATTCTGAAAAAACATAAGAAACAACAATTAGAAAATCGAATGAAGTATGGAAAGCTCTACATTGATTCAAATGCAGTATGTACAAAGGAAGACGGTGGGCTAGTTACGCCAAGTGTAGTGAAATGGAATACTAGAAGGATATCGAATGCACTCTCCCTCTCTTTTAACTTCCATTCTCTCAGACATACTCATGCTACACTTCTTCTCGAAAATGGCGCAAAAATGAAAGAAATCTCTGAACGATTGGGCCACAGCAGAATTTCAATTACGATGGATACTTACTCGCATGTAACAGATAAGATGAGAAATCAAACGGTCGATATCATGGAAAATCTTAGAAAGAATTCTTGA